TGTTTCGTCTATACGAATCCTTTTTAATTCAGATTCCAACGATTGAATTTTTGAATCCTTTTTTGATACTGTCTCCTTCAGAACTTTATCAAACTCGCCACGTTGTTTAGCGATTTCTAGTTCCTTTTCTTTTTTTTCTTGAAGTAGTTTTTTAGCTTCTTCAATATCAATACCATCAAGTTTATTAGATACTGTTTTCTTGTATCGTTCTAATCTACGTTGAACTATCTGTTCAAGTTGATCTGCTGAAAACACTTTGTTTGCAACATCTTGATTGTTAGAAACTTCATTGACTCCAGCATTGTCTTGAGATGCTGTATTCTCAACCGACTCTTGTTTTACTTGGTCGTTCATTGTTTGTTCTCCTTCTATATTGTTATTATTGTCAATTATCAAGAAAATTGTAAAAATGCAACATGGTTGTTGCTAAAATGTTCTACTCTACTGTGTAATCAAAAGTACCATCTTCTTTGATAGTACCCCAGTCTGTGCTTATGGGTTGCCAATGATGACGACAATTATATCCACCTCTATCTAAGAATGGGTCGCTACCAGATTTTCCTTGCCAGTCTTGTTGCCATAATGCTCTAGCTTCTTCTTCAGTAAATACTTGGTTTGCGTGTTCAACGCAGAAATCTCTACTATCTCTAATGATTGAACCATAATAAACAAATGAAGTTAATCCTAATTCATCTGCTCTATACTTTGCAAACTGTCCATCAAATCCCATTAAAGCATCTTGTACTATTTGAGATGAATAGACTGCTAGATTTGCACCTGTAACTGTTGAACCATACGTTTGTTTAAGTTCATCTACTGCTGTTTTAAAATCTTCTGTGTTTGTTTTACCAGCTATCTTTTGTTTCTGTATGAAGTCCACGAGTTGTTTTTGTTTAACTGTGTCAGCTTGTTGGTAGATTCCATTAATCTTATCTCTAATTGTTTGTACTACATCAGCAAATGGTTTTCCTACTAATGAACTTTGATAAACTTCTTGTGCTAGTGTGTTTGTAAATTCTGTTGCAAGATTTTGAAATTGACTAAATGCAATCTTCTTTAGTTGTTGGATAGTAACTAAATCAGCTTCTGTTATTTGTTTAAACTCAGCAGGTATTGGAAGCTTTCCATAAGTTGCTACAATCGTTCCTGCAATCTTATCGTAGTCATTTATGAATGTTTGAACCTTAGCTAAATAAAGTTCTTCTATTGCTTGTTGTAATTTTGGTCTAATTTCTATTGCAAGTCTTGTGTTAAATAATGCACCATCTTGAATAGGAAGTTCTGAAACTGATTGAATAACTCTTTGCTCTAATGTTTTAAGAGTATCGTTTAATAGTCTTTGGTGTTGTGCTTCTAAGGTATTTACTGCCTTTGCTCTTATTGCTTGAAGTTCCTGTAATAAATCTTGTGCCACATTAAACTGTTGGTAAAGTTATAGGTTGTTGTGGAAACTCTCCGATAGCAGTTGTGTTAGAATCTATTTCAGAATTGATTTGTTCTAATGTCATATCATCATCAATAACTGTTTTAGCAATTTGTTTATCAATCTCTTTAGCAAATGTAGCTGATTTAATATTAGAAGCTTTTGCGGATTGTAATAGTTCAAGATCAGTAGCCCAGTCTCTAATGTCAAATGATTCAGGATATTCAACTTCACCATCAAATACAGTCTCTTGCCATTCAGCAAATAATCTCCAAATTTGTTCTTCAGCAAGTTCCATTAGTTTAGATTTTTCAGATAGTCTTGCATTTAATAATTCAAATTCAGTTCTTAAAGCTATACCAGATTGCACTCTCTCAGAAGTTGCTCTAATAGTTCCTACATGAGATAAACGATTGATTGCTTCTACTTTGCAGTTGATTGCTTTTAGTACACTATCTAAATTACTTCCGTTTGGTTGTAAGATATATGGTTTTAAATTTGCATCTAGGTTTTCAGGAATTTCAATTATAGAACCTGCACCAGCACCTGCATCTGTATCTTTTGTCTTAACTAGTGATGGGTGATTTGAAAGTCTTATAATTTGTTCAATCTCCGAAAATTCATTATAGATTGCTTTTTGTAAATCAGCGACATCAGTTAAATCAGATACACCAAGACCTCTCATTGGACTTCTTTGATTGTATAAAATAACTGCTGGTATTTTTCCTATTGGATTTGGAACTGACTCCATAAGTTTTGGTTCATCTCTATTTTTGTTTGAAATAAATACTGTATCAATTTTATCTACAAACCATAACTTGTAATAATCTCCATCATCAGTAGATGTCTCTCTAATTTTTAAATAATCTAAGTAGTAATATCCTGCACCACTTCTAACATAGTTCCAGTCTAAAACATTCTCAGGAGTATAGATGTTGATGTATGGTCTTATGCCTTGATTTAATTCTTCTGCTCTTGTCATTACGTTTGTAGATGGCTTGTCTAGTAGTAACCAGATATGCCCATACACAGAAGCAAATCTTTGTGCTTCTCTCATAAGAGCATCAAATGATCTACCTTCTAAATCTGCATCATCTAAAAATTGTTCTACTGATAAATCGTCTTGTAATGAACCTAGTTGTCTTGTTGGTTCTACTCTAAATAAAAATGAAGAATAAATATCTATAACATTTCTACAATGATTATCTAAAGCTGTGTATTGGATTCTTTTGTAATATTCGTTTTCAAATTCTAATTGGTAAGGTTGTAAGTATTTTCCGTCTTGGTATTCTTTGCCACCTAAATATGATCTGATGAAGTATTCCCATCTTGGCATCATACCTTTGTAATGCTGATGTTGGTTTTCTATTTCTTGTCTTGTGTATGGCATTATGAAAATCTTTTAGGTTGTGATTTAGGTAAGTTAGATGTGATTGGGAATAAGTATTCTATTGCGTATCCTAGTGCGTCAGTCATGTGATCGTATCCGTTACCTTTTTCTGGTTGCGTTGTGTTTTCCTTATAAACTTGTTTCATTAAAGAATTTATAAGTGTTTTGCAAGAAGGATTAATAAAAATACTTCTTTTTCCTTCAAATGACTTTAGTTTACTATTAACAGAATTAATTCTATCTCTCACTAAAGCATGAGTAGATTTACACTTAACATTTAATCCAGCATTTTGCAATATAGTTAAATCAGTTCTACCACCAGCACTAGTTCTTCTTTGTCTTGATGCTGGGTCTGGGTAAACAATCATCTTTTGTTTAGGGTATCTACTAAATAACTCATCAATAAATTCATCAGTATTAGAACTGTAAATAACTATCTCGTCAAAGATTTCTACAATGTTATTTTTAACATGAAATAAACAAGCTGACATTGGCGAAATATTAAAATCTAGTCCAATGTGTATTACTGCTTTGTCATCATATTTACATTCCTTAACATTTTCTTGTCTATCAAAGTTATAATAAACAACACCTGAGTATGTTTCAAATGATGCTAAGTATTCTTGTCTAAATGTACGTTCATCTAAATCATTCATGGCTTGTCTAATTTCTTCTTGATCTACTTGACCACCATCTAATGTTGTAAACTTAAATGACTTCCACTCAGGGTCAGAACCTAAACCCTTCTGGTATATGTCATAAGACCAGTTACCATAACCTCTAGGTGTTCCTATAAATAATACGTTTCCTGTTACGTGCTTATCTGAGATTGTTGGTCGTAGAACTTCTGTCCAAGCTTCAACTGGAATATCTGCATACTCATCTAATAATAAAAAATCCAATCCAACTCCTCTTAAATTGTCTGGTGATTTGTCAGCACCTTTTAAACTTATCTGAGAACCATTCCTAAGTATTAATGATAGTTCTGTTTCATTGGCATATTTAATCCATCTCTTTTCAGTTGTAAGTTTTTTGATTTGTTTCCACATAATCTCCTTACTCATTCTATAAGTTGGTGCTACATAAAATATCTTTGAGTTTGGTTTACGACTTGCAAACCTTAATAGTTCATACATGGCTAAGTGAGTCTTACCGAATCTTCTGCCTGTAATTAAAACTCTAAATCTATTTGGACAAGTATAGACATCTAGCTGTGGTTTACTAAATGGCATTAGTTTACTGATTTATATGCGTTCTCTAAATCTTCTTCTAGCTTTTTAATAATTAGGTTTAGTCTTTGTATTTCTTCTTGGTTAAGATCAGCTTGTTTTAATGCTTCATAAAGTCTTACTTCAAGATCATGGCTTCCTCGCATTTTTCTATCTAGCATCTTTGGTTTTTTTCTACCACACATTTGATTCACTTCTTTTTATTTTGGTATGCTCGTAAATATCTTCTGCCTAAAGCTACTGCTTCAGATTTGCTTTTGCCTTTATAACCCCAAGCTTCTAATGAAAGCTTCAGTCTAGTTTTTCTTCCCTTAGAATCAAACAATCTACCTTGACTGCTTCCCATTCTAACTAAGAATGAACCTTTTCGTCTGTATTCGCTTAAAGTATCTGGTCTTGATTTAACTGGTGGTCTTAGATTGCTACCAGTTGCCCTGTTATATCTTGCTCTACCAGAACTGCTGAGACCACCTCGTGGGTTTTTGTCAGAACTTAATAGACTAAACTTTTTCATTTTTTCTTTGTGTTAATAGTTATGGCCTTTGGTTTTCTAATAGTAAGGTTATGTCTTTTCATAAGAAGTAATACAGTACAGTTATTACAAGCTTTAATATGTTGCTCTAACTTGTTTGTTATTTCTTTGTTACAAAATACACATTTACTTGCCATCTTCTACCTTCAATTCTATTTTTTTAGGTTCTTCTACTATGTCGTATATTGGTAAAGGTGTATTGCTATCGGATTCAATAATTTCGTTTCTTTGTCCGAGCATTTGTTTGCCTAACCAAATCAACATAACTACATTACCCTTTTCAACTGCCATTTGCCATTGTTTCCTTCTTAATGAAATATTGCCTTCTGATCTACCTTTATCTATTTGTGGCGAAAAATTATCTCTTAAAGTGTGTCTGTGGCAACCAAAGAAATCTGCCATTTCTTGTAAAGTACAATGTAACCTAGCTAATCTCATTACTTGTTCTGGGTCAATATCAAGCTTTGGTCTGCCTACCTTTTTCTCCTCAGATTGAATTGTATGTTTTTCCTGTTTGCTCATGTGTTGCTTCTTTTCCTGTAAATTGTTGCCACCTTTGTATTATGGTGTCTGTGTATAATGGTTCAAACTCCATCATAAAACATTTTTTATTCTGTTTTTGACAAGCTATTAAGGTGCTACCAGAACCACCAAATAAATCTAAAACTGTATTAACTTCTTTAAAATAATCAAAACTCCATTCAGCTAATGCTATTGGTTTTTGTGTTGGGTGTACTCGCCTTTGACCATGCTCAGATCCTTTAATCATACCTTTCCATAAATGCCTAAATATTCTAATTGAACTCCATTTAGATTTAACCCATGCCAATTCACAATCAGACTGTGTATCTTTTTGTTTTTCTTCAACTCGTTTATCCCAAACAAACCAATTATTAGATAATGGTAAAAAATGGCAATAGTAATTAGCACCCCACCAAACTTGTCTATTAACATTAAGTAATTTGTCGCATATATTAAAAGCATCAACAGCATATTTAATAGTGTCGTCTTTAAAGTCTTTGTAGTTTCTTGATTCGGCTAAACCATCTCTGCCTAATCTATTGCCTTTTTCATTTATTCCATAAGGTGGGTCTGTAAATATTAAATCAATCTTTGTATTATTAATAAGTTTTAAAACATCTTGTTCTTTTGTTGAGTCGCCACATAGTAGTCTATGATCTCCTAGTATCCAAATATCACCTAATTTTGATTTAACTTTGCTTTCATCAACTTCTGGTGTTTCGTCATCATCTATTAATCCTTTAACATCCTCTTTTAATAAGTCTTTTAAAAACTCATCTTCAAATCCTAATATGTCTATATTAAAATCTTCATCTTTAAGTCCTTCTACTTCTACTGATAACTTTTCTAAATCCCAACCTGCATTAAGTGCTAATTGATTATCAGCTATTATTAAAGCTTTGATTTGTGTTTTGGTTAATCCCTGAACTATTATGCAAGGTACTTCTTCGTGTCCTAATCTTTTAACTGCTTGTAATCTACCATGTCCAGCTATGATTGAATTGTCAGGTGCTAATAGTATTGGGTTTGTAAAGCCGAATTCTTTAATGCTAGAAATAAGTTGTGTAATCTGTTCTTCGCTATGAGTCCTACTATTGTTTATGTAGGGAATAAGTTCAGATACCTTCTTTTTAATAAGTTCCATAAATTAACCGACTATGTGTTCGTTATTTGTTCTTTAATCTTTTTTTAACGATTTGTAAAGGAAGTCTAGTAAATTCTGGTTTTGATAAAGTATATGGCACATACCATTAGCTAATGAATTACAAGTTATTTCTTCTGCTTTTGCTGGTAACTCTATTTTGTATTCGTCATGTAATAAATGGAATATCTCGTGAAGTAAGGTATTGCTCATCTCAATAGGGTCTAGTGATTTGTCTATGGTCATAAGGTTTTTGCTTGTTTCAAATTCACCGAAAATGTTTTTCTTAGATGCTACTTCATGCTCAATGTAGTCTAACTTAATCAGTCTGCTTCCAAAGACTATCTCGTTAGGTAAATTCATTTACAGATTTTAATTATAATAAAAACAAAAGCTAATATCGCTATTAACAATGCTAGGCATACAAAGAAATAAGTCATTTTGATTTAAGCTTCTTTGCTATGTAAAGGTTTTTAACGAAGCTGTTTTTCTTGCCGAATTTTTGACCTGCTGATCGTCTTGCAGTTTTATAAGTTTTGCTTTTTTTGTTAAAAGATTTTGGACTTCCTAAGTTAGGTGGTCTTTTAGTTTCCCAGATTGGTTTTTTCATTTTTTCTTTTTAGGTTTTTTAGGCACTCTATAAGTTCCTTTAACTTTCATCTTGTTTTTAATAAGAACTGATAAAGTAGATGATGTTGTTTCGTTTGCCATTATAGTTTGCCTTTATATTTAATAAGTATCTGCTTAACATGATTTGTGTATTCTTTGCTAGTGCTAAAATTGTCTAATGTATCTGCTAATTTCATAGGGTCTTTAGTTCTAGTTCTTGTTTGTCTAAACTCTTGATAGTGATGATTATTGTTTAGAGTATTAATGTAGTGTCTTACAGATTGGCATTTAGTTGAATATGTTTTTACTCGCCAATTTATTGATTCTGGTTGTTTCTCAGGAAGCATACCATTCTTAGACCATACTCTAACTCCAAATAGATTATTGCCTTCCTTAGCAAATCTTGAAGTACCGAAGTTACTTTCAACAATGCTTTGTGCAATAATTAATGATGTTGGTATTTGTTGGTCTTTGTGTATGTCCAAGTTTACATAGGCAATACATTTCTGCATACTGGCTATAAACTTATCTGATGAAGTGTTATCCACTTTAGGTTCAAAGAAACCTATCTTCCTAATTTCATCAATAGTGCTTTGTCTTATTTTGTCTTTAATGTGATCGTTTGGAAAAAATGTTCCAATTAAAAACACCATCATTAAAAATAATAAAATGACTGTATAGTCCCAAAGCTTGATGCTTAGTATTTTAGTGTACATTGATTTTTAAGGTTTTGATAACCTTCCAGCTTTACAGCTTATCTAATTAGATTATTCCTCGTCAGAATCTTCGTCTGAATCATCTTCAAAATCTTCATCTGAATCATTGTCAAATTCAGAATCATCTTCTTCGTATTCATCAAGTGAAGCTTCTACTTTGTCCCTGATCTTAGCATTAAGATCATCAGCTTTATCTAAAAGCTTTAGGATTTGTTCTAGTGTCTTGTCCATAACTACATTCTCCGTTTAGTTAATTCCGAATCAGTAGTGATATTTTGTAATTATGTAAATATATAATTTTTAAAGGGTGGGACAAAGCCCACCCAAACCTAGCTAGTATAATGTCATTATAAAGATATTATTCTTTAATATCAAGAATTTAGTTGTCGGAGAACCCATTTCTCGTAATCTTCTGCGTCAAGTTTTTCACGCATAATTTCGTATTCGTTCTTTTCTCTTGGTTTCTCAATGATCTTGGTTTTTAAGTCTTGCAAGGTAGGTATGGTAATTTTCTTAGGTTTATCAGTCATACTGCTAAGACTTAACATATTTTTAACTGTACTAGTAGTATTAGTATAGTATTTATTGTTCTGTTGGTTAGTTTGTTGGTTAATTTCCTTAACCTTGCTAATATCATTATCCTGAAATTTGTCATAATTTACAATGGTATAAATAGATAATTGCTTGTGCAAAGTATGGGTTAGTGAGTTGGTTAGTTCCAAATTCTTTAAAATTGTTCTAACTGTTTGTCTTGATAGATTAAATCTTTTACACAAATCAACAGAAGAAACAGTTAATTGACCACGTTTTAAAGTTATTCTTTTTCTTCTGTAAGTTACAATAGTTGGCTTATGACTTGCGTGAACCACCATATAAATAAATATCAATAAATGATTATTGTCTTTTAAATCTTTATTATCAAATATTTGGCGATATATACTTACCCAACCATCATTCATTTAACTTCTGCCTTTACTAAATCTATAATTTTATTTGTAAAAGATTTTAAACCATTCTTTTGGCAATCTTTAACACTTGCGTAAATTGTAAACCAAGATTTATTATAAGCTTTACCTATTTCATTATAAGATAATTCTGTAATTGATCTGATTACTGCTAGGCAAACTTTATTATGTGGAACGTCAAAGAAGTTTATGTCTTTGTATAGTTTATGATTGCAAAGAACTTTTTTTGTTATTTCGGATATGTTCTTTATAGTTAATTCTTCCATTGTATGCACCTTCCTGTTT